CAAATACAGTGGCAGTCTAAAAGCCGCTGAGTATGTACGTAGTTTAGGTTATGCTGGCGCGACAAACATTCCCTTTCTTTCTGGGTATGCTAATGTCAACGCCGCATCGATTGATTTACGTAAGTCGATTAACTCGACTGCGCAATCGTTTGCTGAGCATATAGGTGAGTATAGAGAGACTTGCGGTCTTTTTTACAAAGCCGCTGTTCTATTGTACGATTGTTACCAACTCCGTAAAGGTAAAATACCTCCGAACTGGGCCAGGACTTCTAAGAATTTATCTAAGAGGAAATGGACCAGTAAGGACGTATCAGCTGCTTGGGTTGGCGGACATTTCGCTATAGCCCCTGTTCTTTCCACAATTAACGATTTTTGTTATCAGCACTCCGGCGTCCCTGGTATAGTTCGGCAGAAATTCAAATCTGCAGCTATTTATCAGGACAAGAATTACTCAATATATAGTGATAATTCACTATATAGATCGTATATTCTTCGGACAGTCCGTCAAACTACTAAGCTTATGGCTTACTATGACATGGATTGCGGAACACCAGCATTTTCGACTGGCAACCCGGCTGAGTGGATTTGGGCAGCAACACCTTTTTCTTTTGTTGTTGATTGGATGTTGGGCGTTGGTAGCTTTTTAAATGCTCTCAATGACCCTCCAAAAAACTTGAAGTTTATAGGCTGTTGTCAGGTTGATGTATATGAAGCCACTCGTGAGTTTGGCATTGATCGTTCTTATTCGAACGATCCTGTCTGTACTTACTCGCCGGCTTTAGATACAATCAAAATAATAACCCGTACCCCGTTAGCTTCTATACCTGTACCGATTCACCCGAAATTTACATTTCCGGCATCGCCCAGTATATTAGCAACTGCTATTGCGCTTTTACACGTCATTCGCAAATAGTACTTCTTATAAACGTGCATTAACTAGGAACCTTTTATGGCTGCTATTAATAATATAACAATAAAAGATGGTAGCGCAATTGTGCGCACCTATTCTCCGATGTCTATTACTGGCGAAAATTCAACTTGGGTTGATCGAGCTACAAGCTCAATCGTTCAAGGTCAAAGTTCATTTACTTTGACATTCTCACCTGCTAATGCAAAGAGAAACACTGACAAAGCGACTCTGAATTTCGCACTTCCTCGTACTATTACAAATAGTACTACAGGAGTGACTTCAGTTGAGTCTGTTGGCAGATTTGTAAATGGGGTGTTTATTATTCCCCCTACGTGGTCAGCCACAGAACGTGGCCACCTGTATGCTCTCGTTGCATCTTTATTTGACGTACTACAAAGTACTGTTATTAGAGACGCAGTAGTTCTGCGTTCACCACCATTCTAATGAATGCTGATGTGATCTTGAACTAAGCAATTTACCATTCTTACAATATACTCTCTTGGAGGTATTAAGATGAAAGAGATAAAAACACTTCGGCTTCTTGCCAGCGCGTATAAAACTAATGTCTCCGAGGCAATTATAAACCTAATAGATACTAATAACTATGACGGTTTACTTAATTACTCGATTACAGCATCCGACTACAGCGAATCTCAGCTTATTGATTTTAGACACGACTATTTAGTCACATCTTTCCTCAAACGAACTGTTATTCCCTGTCTTTCAGATGTCGATTTTATGCACCAGAAGTGCGTTGATGATTTCTTTATCAACGAGCAACTCTGTAGGAAGAACAACATTAGGTTTCAGGCATTACCTCGCGACATTACTAGAATTAGTGAGGTCGCGCAGATAATGGATGATATCCTAGGAAATATTTCCTTTGACGAGATTTTGTCAAATTGTCGTTTTGGACCTGGGTCGTCTCTCAATGAGCCGATTTCCGGACGAGTCCCATCGGATAAATTTACCGATCTTCCTACATTAACATCATCCTTGGTACGTTTTATTAAACCTTTAATGGGCATAAAATGGTACCGTTCGATAGTCTCTAGTTGTCTGCATAACATTCGGTCCCCCATATCGGAGGATCAATGTTATGAGTATGTCAATTCTAAACTATTGGATAGTGTTGTGTGTTATAACTCGTTCACTACTGTCCCCAAAAGTTCTTTTAAACGTCGTCCCATATGCATCGAACCAAAATTAAATGGTTGGTTGCAATTAGGAGTCGGCGCTGCGATTAGATCACGGTTAAGTAAAACCGATAATGACCTTCAGAAGGGTCAAGATCGGAATCGTGAAATGGCGCAAAGAGCTTATACTGATAAATTGGCCACTATCGACTTAAGCGCCGCTTCTGATACCATTTCTCACGATATAGTGATGAATGTAATGTCAAGAAGCAAGCGTTTGAGGAGATGGTTCCATTTATTAAGTATTGCTAGAGTGACTCATACTAGAATCATATCTGATGATAAACCGCTCATTGTCCAGCTGAGTAAGCTCGGATCGATGGGTAACGGTTATATCTTTGAATTTGAATCTCTTATGTTTCTCTCCATAGTAAGGGCGTGTGTGCCGAAGGCTGAATGGCATAACGTAAGTGTGTATGGTGACGATATCATTTGTCCCCAATTATACGCAGCTGACGTTATGAACCTATTAAGTATTTACGGTTTCACGATCAATAGTGAGAAGTCCTTTATCTCTGGGGCTTTTTTTGAGTCTTGTGGCCACGATTACTTTTACGGTAATTTCGTTCGTCCTATTTTTGCAGGCAATGCCAGTGAAATTAGTTCGAATGATGTACCTTGGGAGCTTCGTATAGCCAATAGGTTGCGAGTTTACTCTAACCGTATCTCTACTTTTCCGGAACTATATACTGCATCTGTGTACCGACGAGTATGGAGTTGGTTGAAAGGCCAAATTCCATTACAACGTATACATAGAGGGAGTATTAATCTTGTTCCTGAAGAAGCTGGTGATACGGGCCTCATTAGTAGCTATTCTGAGCTTATTAATGACGGTTTGCCCAATGATGATAAATCATCT